GTTCTGCATAGATATTGGAATGCCGCTGCTACCTTGGCAAGAATTACTTGCTAGAGACTGCCTTCGCTATAAGCCAGACGGTCGATGGGCGCATCCGCTAATTGGAATTATGTTGCCACGTCAGCAAGGCAAGTCAACATTTATGGCGCTTCGAATCTTATTTGGGATCTACGTTCTGGGCGAAAAGATGCACCTAGCCACAGCTCATAAGTTAACTACATCGAGCGAAATCTTTTTTAAAGTAGGCGAGATAATTGATAATTCAGCGCTACTTATGGATAACTTTGCTAAGAAGTACGAATCCAAAGGATCGCAAGAGATTCGGTTTAAGAATAAAGCCCGGTATTTAATCAGAGCAGGAAACTCAGCCGCTCGAGGTATTGCGGCTCCAGATGTAATCCATATTGACGAGTTACGAGAGTTCGATACCGAAGATGTTTGGTCATCGATGCGCTTTACTCAAATGTCTAATTCAAATCCGCAGGCTTATGTTTATTCAAATGCTGGCCATGCTAATTCGGTGCTATTGCATAAGTTTAGGGAACGCGGTTTAGCAGCTAGTGAAGGTGCAGAAGATTCTATTGGCTGGTTCGAATGGAGTGCCGAGCCAGGGGCGGAGATTACAGACAAAAATGCCTGGTATCAAAGCAATCCCAGTTTAGGCCACACGGTTCACGAGGACAATATCAAGGACAGCCTTTCAGACCGCGAGGATATATTTAGGACTGAAATTCTCTGCCAATTTGTTTCGATGATTAACCCAGTTATCTCAGAAGCCGAATGGAAGAAGTGCAAGGCCGATGATCTGCCTGAACTAGATGTTGAAAAGGATACTTGGATGGCAATTGATCTAAGCCCAGACAGAAAACACGCTTCGCTTGTCGCAGGTCAAAGAATCGATGGCAATCGGTTTATGGTTAGCCTGCTTCACACTTGGTTTAACCCGGTCAACCTTGATGATCTTGAAATGGCCAATGACATTGCCTATTGGGTTCGTAAGTTCCCAGTTAATGCCGTTGCGTACTCAAAATCCACCGCTTCAGCAGTTGCGGCTCGATTGGCTCCAGCAGGAATTCCAATACACGAGGTCAACAGCCAGGAATATCAGCAAAGTTGCGATGAATTCGTTTCAGCCGTTTCATCGATGCGACTTGCTCACGCGGATCAAGAAGAACTAACTAAGCAAGTGTTATCGGCTGTTAAATTAACTCGAGGAGATGGCGGCTGGGTAATGGGTCGCAAAGCATCTGGGATAGTTTGCGGAGCAGTTGCTTCGGCGATGGTTACTCACTTTGCAACACGCGGAGAATCTGAAGTAGACATTCAAATAGGGTAATGTCTAGGCAATAGCGTATAATATGTCCAATGGGAATCAGGGACTTATTTACAACGCCAAAGCCTGCAATCGAAGTAACAGTCGATGCCGCTTCTACTCCTGCACCTTTCAATAACACAGCTTCTTTTAATCCTTTCGTATTCACCCAATCCGTAGCATCACGTCAGCAAGCAATGGCCGTCCCGACTATCGCTCGTGCCAGAAATATAATCTGCTCAACACTTGCTGCTTTACCACTCGAGCAATACTCAAAACTCGATGGCTCACACATGGCCACTCCAGGAGTAATTAATCAACCAGATCCACGCGTTCCAGGTTCAGCAATTTATGCATGGCTTGCAGAAGATCTACTTTTCCATGGTGTTGGTTATGGTCAAGTACTAGAACAATATGGGGACACAGGTCGCGTTCGCGCCTGGACTCGCGTTGCTCCAGATCGCGTAACAGTAAAGTTAAACAGCAATCAAACTGAAATCGTAGGCTATCAAGTAGACGGTTCAGTAGTTCCAACTAATGGCGTAGGTTCCCTAGTCGTATTTTACGGATTAGATGAAGGATTACTTAATCGCGCAGGTCGCACAATCCGCGCAGCCCACGCATTAGAGCAAGCAGCCGAGACTTTCGCTAAAGAACCAGTACCACTACAAGTTCTAAAGTCTAACGGAACCAATCTTCCAGCAGAGCGAATCTCAAAGCTTCTCGAATCTTGGAGAACTGCTCGCCTTACAAAGTCAACTGCGTTTCTAAATGCAGATGTAGAGTTACAGGCGTTGGGCATAGACCCCGCCAAATTGCAACTAAATGAGGCCAGACAATATGTCGCTTTGGAACTCGCCCGCGCCTGTAATTTACCGGCTTATTTCGTAAGCGCAGAAACTACCAGCATGACCTACTCCAACTCGGTTTCGGAGAGGCGTTCCCTTATCGATTTCTCGATGAAGCCGATTTTAGCAAGCATTGAACAGAGGCTCTCCATGCCGGATTTCTGCCCTTCAACTGGAGAAATTCGTTTCAGCCTAGACGAGTTCTTGCGCTCAGATGCATTACAGCGCGCTCAAGTTTATGAAATCTTAAATCGTATCGGCGCAATGAGCGTTGAGCAGATTAGAGAAGAAGAAGATCTGATCGACAATAAGGAGAGAAGTTAATGAAGATAACTATGCCAGTTGCTATCACAGCAGCCGATGCAGAGTCTCGAATCATCGCAGGCCGTATCGTTACTTGGAATGCTGAAGGCAATACCTCAGCAGGCCGCACTATGTTTGAAAAAGATTCGATCACAATGGCCAAGAACATCAAGCTAGTTTTGCAGCACGATGTAACTCGCCCATTAGGCAAGATGGTTTCATTTGAACAAGATGCAGAAGGCATCACAGCAGAATTCAAGATTGCAAAGACAACAGCTGGCAACGATGCGCTAGAAGAAGCCGCAACTGGATTGCGCTCTGATTTTAGCGTTGGTGTAGATGTTGCCGATTGGAATAACAAGGATGGCGTTATGGCTATCAGTGCATCTAACTTGATCGAGGTTAGCTTGGTTACAGATGGCGCAATACCGGGCGCAGAGGTCGAAAAAGTAGCGGCCGTAGAAAATGAAGTTTCTGAGACATCTCAGGAAGAAACACAATCAACCACAGAAGGAGAACAAGTGTCAGACACTACCGTTCCAGAAGTTGCTCCTGCCGCAGAAACGGTAGAGGCTGCAAAGGTTGAAGTTAAGGCTGCAACAGCACCTTATATTTCAACTACTGTTCGTAACCCAATCGTTGATAAGGCTTCTTATCTCGAGCATTCAGTTCGCGCAAAGTTAGGTAATGAAGAATCTCGTATGTATGTTGCAGCAGCAGCAGACACAACAGATAACGCTGGCCTAGTACCAACACGCCAACTAACCGAAGTTATTAACGGCATCTCAAACGCAGATCGCCCATTCATTGATTCAATTTCTCGCGGTGCTCTACCTGATGCAGGTATGACATTTGAGATCCCAAAGATCACAGTTGCTCCAACAGTTGCAGTCGCAGCTGAAGGCAACGGCGGATCGGAAGTAGACCAAAACGCAGCGTTCGTTTCGGTGAGTGTCCAAAAGTTTATGGGCCGCCAAACCTTCAGTTTGGAGCTTCTCGACAGGTCGTCTCCTGCATTCTTTGCAGAACTCGTACGCCAAATGGAATTTGCTTACGCAAAGGCCACAGATGTCGCAGTAGGAACCGCACTAATTAACGGCGGAACAGACGGCGGAAACCGCGCAGCACTTACAACAGGCGCTCTAGTATCTGATTTCGTTTCAGATGCAGCAGTTTCAATCTACAAGAACACTCTTGGATTCGCACAGAACATCGTCGTATCTCCAGAACAATGGGGCGCTCTTATGGGCTTGGTTGATTCTTCAAATCGCCCAATCTTCCAGCAAACAATTAACCCACAGAACGCAGGCGGAACACTTACTGCAACAGCAGTTCGCGGAAACCTTCTAGGGTTAAACCTTCGTGTATCACGCGCACTTACAGATGGTTCAGGTCTTGGCGATAACACACTTATCGTTATCAATCCAGATGCTTACACTTGGTACGAGTCACCACGCCTATCACTCCAAACAAACCTAATCTCAACAGGTCAGGTTGAAGTTGGCTATTACGGCTATGGAGCCACAGCCACAAAACTAGGCGCTGGCGCTTACCGTTTCATGGTTGCGTAATTAATTAACTAATCATGGGGGGGCTGCTGCTCCCGGTGGCTCCCCCAGTCGTTTAATAGAGAGGATGTAGAGATGCCAACAATTGTTACCGTAGCAGAACTAAGGTCGATCCTTGGTGTCTCTACAGCCCTTTATAACGATGCTTATTTAGCAGATGTAATCGATACAGCAGAGTCAGTCATCTTGCCTATGCTGGTAAAGTATTCAAGCCCGATCAATGTCGTAGTTTTAGAAGATAACGTCGCAACATATTATGTTCTTGGCGATAATAATTTTTCAAAGGGTCAGAGCGTAGTCATAACAGGATGCGGCTCCCCATTTAACGGAACTTTCACTATCTTAGAATCAAGCAATGTTGACTATGATTCTTTTATCCTACGATCTGATTCACGCATATTCTTAGATGGTTCTTACAGAGAATTTAACGGCTTCATTACAGTAGCCCTCACAAACGCCGATATTACAGAGCGCAAGGTAATTCCTTCTGGCTTGGCAACGCTATCTGGCGCAGCGACTTACGTAGGAAACAGCGCAGTCGAGTCAGCAGTCTTAGCAGTCTCAGTAGAAGTATTCCAATCTCGGATCGCTCCAGGTGGGCAGATCGAGGGCGTAGACTTTACAACCGTAAGCCCTTACCGCTTAGGCCGTAGCTTGTTCAATCGAGTGTCAGGACTTCTCGGAGCGTTTATCGACACCGATTCAATGGTGCAGTAATGCCAGCATCAACGATTCTAGATACAGTCCGTCAGCCTTTAGCAACAGCCTTCGCTAACGTTGCAGGCAATGTCTACGCCTACGTTCCAGAGGCTCCGATGGTTCCTTTCGTAGTTACAGTCCCAGATTCTCCTTATCTAGAATTAGAGACTATAAACAAGTCAACGCTTCACATTAAAATTAACCTTGTCATCTCGGTCGCGGTTGCATATAACAGCAACCCGGCATCGCTCGACAATCTCGAGCAGCTAGTAATAAGTGTTCTGAAAGTGATCCCAGCGGGATACACAGTCGGAGCGGTTGAAAAACCAACAGTAACTCAAGTTGGCCCTTCCAATGTTTTGGTGGCCGATATCAGAGTTTCTACCTACTATACACAAACAAACTAAAGGAAAATAATATGGCAACCGTAGTAATCACAGGGCGCGATATTTCTCTATCTTTCACAGGTGGAACAGATATCGAGGCACAAGCAACTTCAGCAGTTCTAACAAAGACCAACCTTCGGGAAACATTTCAGACACTCGACGGCGAAGCTTATAAGACAACAAACATCGAAGGCACTTTTGCTCTTTCAATGCTTGCTGACTGGGGTAAGGCTAACTCAGTATGCGAGGCTCTTTGGACTGCTGCTGAATCAGCACCAGACACAGACATCACCGTTACACTAACAGCAGCCACAGGCGCTCAATTCGTATTCCCAATCATGCCAGAATTTCCTACAGCAGGTGGCGCTGGAACAGATGCTCAGACTGTAGACTTTACATTCAAGGTATCAAAGGGCACAGTAACAGAAACCTTTAGCTAAACAATAGAAACGGGAGCAAGCAATGCAACAGCAAATAACAATTAAATATGTAGATGGAACCGAAACCACTTACCTGGTTCGCCCACCTGATTACGCCAAGTGGGAGATGACAACTAAGAAGGTTATCTCTCAGTTTGGCGGCATGTGGGACATCCTTTATGTAACGCATTCAGCAATGAAACGCGAAGCAGGCGGCCAGCCAACCAAGACACTCGATGTCTGGATGGAATCAGTCGTGGATGTCGAAGTAGGTGAAGGAAACCCAAAAGTCATTCAAGGGGAAGCGTAAGCCGACTCTTGGTTGAACTGGCAATAGCAACACAGATCCCAATGGATAAGTGGCAAAGTGCCGAGGATATTCTGACAGCGATAGAAGTACTAGAGGAGCGCAATCGTGGCAAGTGAGCTAGTAGCACTAGACCAGACTGAACTTCGTCAAGTCTTTAAGGCTTTGAGAAATATGACTGAAGAAGCGAACGATGAAGCCAAGCGCCAATCAGGCGCTCTGGCCGATTACGCTAGATCCAGCATTATTGATGCAGCGGCATTGAGGCAAAGTGGACAAGCAGTAGCCGTTCGTATTGCTACAGGGGCTAGAGTTAAAAAATCAAGCCGAATCGGTGAGATTACTTATGGGTTTGCTTCTCAGAAATTTTCAGGTGGAGCAACCACTAAGGAAATCTGGGGCGGATCAGAATTCGGTTCTAATAAGCATAAACAATTCCCGGTCTGGTCGGGCAGGTTTGGTCGAGGAAGTCGCGGATGGTTTATCTATCCAACACTTCGCAGAATTCAACCTGAGATCATCGCTCGCTGGGGAGAGTCATTTACTAAGATTTTGAAGGAGTGGGGCTAATGGCAACAGGTACTAGAGCATTAACGCTCAAGCTGCTTGCTGACGTTGATAACTTTACTAAGAATCTTAATAAGGCCGATAACGATGTAATGTCTTTTGGCGATAAAGTTTCAGATTTTGGAAAGAAGGCTGGACTAGCCTTTGCAGCCGCAGGCGCGGCAGCCGTTGCCTATGCTGGCAAATTGGCGATCGATGGGGTCAAGTCTGCCATCGAGGATGCAGCCGCTCAGGAGAAGTTAGCCCTTACTCTTACAAATGTAACTGGCGCAACAAATGCTCAAATCGCTGCTACTGAAGATTACATAACCCAGACTTCCCTAGCTTTTGGCATTACCGATGATGATCTTCGTCCATCCCTAGAGCGTTTAGCCCGGGCCACTGGAGATGTTGCAAAGGCTCAAAAGTTACAGACAGTCGCGATCGATGTCGCAGCAGGTTCAGGAAAATCTCTTGAAGCAGTAACTAACGCAATGGCCCGCGCAGCCGAAGGCAATACTGCTGCCCTTGGCAGATTAGGCATAGGACTTACAGCGGCTGAACTCAAGACAATGAGCATGGATCAAATTACCGCTCAGTTAGCCGATACTTTTGAAAATCAAGCTGCCGCTAAAGCAGACACATTTCAAGGCAAATTAACTCGCTTGCAAATCGCCTTCGATGAAGGCAAGGAAACCGTAGGTTCTTACATCCTGACTGCCATAACTCCTATGGTTGAAGTGATTGTCAATAGAGTAATTCCAGCCATTGCAGACTTTACAAATAACCTAGGCGAAAAGTTGCGCCCAGTCATTGAATTCCTAACCCCTATTACTAATGGACTTCGCAGCGCTTTTAACTCAGTTAAAAATTCTTTAAGCGACAACAGCGAAGAACTCAAGCCGCTACTTAATTTATTCAAGGCAGTTGCAGAATTCGCCAGAGACGTATTAGCCCCAGTTTTAAGCAAGACTTTAGGCGCAGCATTATCCTTAATCGGTAAAGCAATCTCTGGACTTATTGATGGCCTTGCCACCGTGGTCACATTCTTTAACAATCTTTACAATGCAATCAAGCGAGTAATCGATCTATCTAAGCAATTAGGAAGCAATTTAAATCCGTTTAGCAATTCGTCATTCTCTGGAGCATCTTCTCCGTCAGCGCCTATAACGCCGGTCACTCCTTCAGGCATTCCAAGTTACCTAAACGTCAGACCAGTATCTACGACTAACATTACGGTCAATGGCGCGATCGATAGCGAATCCGCAGCCCGTCAGATCGTTCAGATCCTCAATGATTCTAACGCTCGAGGAACCTTGGGCAGCGCGGCGTTCGTTTAATGACTGCATATACCCCTTCTTATAAGGTTCTAGTCAACAGCGTTGAAGTTACTGACGTAACGATAGCCAACCTAGTAATTACCTCTGGCCGTACAGATATTAACGTTCAGCCTGTTGCTGGCTATTGCCAGTTGCAATTGATGAACCTTAATAATTCGAGCTATGACTTCACCGTAGGAACTGGCATTAC